GGGTGAGTTGGGGTTTCCAAGTATTCAAGTACTTTGTGGATCTTACGGCACGCGACAATCGTGTGAAGAATTTCATTTGCATTTCCCCCATGAGATATAGATTCAGAATGACCCATCCAAGCTAATAATTCTAGTGATTCTTCATCTGTGCCAGTTACACCGCGGATCTTCTTAAACTTAAGCTCACCAAAAACTATACGATCACACTGCTTTGGAGATAGGGGATTTAGTTTCTCTCCACATAACTTAAAGAGTTTGTAAAGTTGAATCTCATATAAGTTAGTGTACTTTGAGACGAGAGATCGCCGCGCGGCGTCATCTATAAGTATACCTGTCTGCTCCATGCCTTTATAAATTGGCATGACTTGGATTAGCTTGTTGTATACTTCGGAGACGCCCATCTCGACGGCTTCGGTCATCTGTGATTTATATATTCTATTGGTAGAGAGAGAATCTTTGCAACAATACAAATAAAGGCGATCACGATTATTTGTACTAGGATCAAAATCATGACCCTCATCCTTGTGGTAGGGCATTTCTGTGTATAAGCTAGTGAGAAAGCCCAGATTTTTGGGGAACTCGCTGTATAAACACCCAGCAGCCAACATAGTATCCCCCATGACGTTGTTGACATAAAACCCTACCCTCTCCAATTTCTTCCAATCAAATTTAATATTCTGATTAACTTTCGCTATAGGACTTGCTAAGAGTTTCGCCACTTCATACATCATCAATGCTCGATCGTCTATAGGAATTTTAGAATCTATAAGAGGGACGCACATAGATTCTTCGCCGTCGAAACAAAATGATATACAAGTTGGAATGTCTACGAAAGTCTCAATGTCGAAAACGACGAATTCAGATTTACTGTAATGACGCTCGAAGAATTTACGAACCGATTCTGCATTATGGGCGATCCAACAATTACCGATTTCCTCAATAGGACCGCGCTTATCTACATTCTTAGCTACTTTTGAGAAGTCTAGTCGTGTTATAAACTCTAGTTTTACATCCTCGTAGAGATATGGATTGGGGCCTAGAATGGGTATGGTCCTAATAGGGAAGTCATCTACTAGTCCGCCGCGCGACGGCAATATCGAGCCTCTATATTTTCTAATTCCTCTAAGGGATGTGCAGAAGTTGAAAGCAATCTCGCCAAGTGGTACGAGAATGTTAGGTTTAATGGTTTTAATTTCTCCTTCCAGGATAGATTTGCTTTCATCATTAAGTAAAAGTAAATTCTCAGAAAGAGCTTTAGCACCAGAGGCATTATTTATCTTATCCTTAATCAGACAGGTTCGCCAGAAATCATCAAAGTGTAGATTATTCTCTCTAGCGAAAATCTTGAGTTTGTGCTCGGCATCGCCCGTCAATGCGTAGCCACTTGATAAATCATGAGATGTGCCACCATCTGCTACGAGCATAACTTTTGCGGTGTCTAGGCCGTGGCCTCTTATGCTAATCACTAAACTTGTCCGTTATCTTTATTAATAACTAATGTAGGATCGTCCGAGCGGCGGTGAAATCCGATATGCCCTTTAGGAAGTGGGCAATATAAAGGATCTGGACCTACATTAGCATTACAATGTTCTCTTACTTCTTTTTCTAATAGTCTATTATCTGCGGCACACACAACCGACCAAACTTTGTGACTTGGTATACATCCATGTCTCATAAATATTAATCTCCTTAAATTAAAATACTGCCCCATGCTTCTTTACACCTCAGCATTTGGTTCGCCAGGTCGGAGGTCCTAGGACTTCGACTCTACTATTTGTATATTTATAGAGAGGGCAGCGCGGCTTACACCGTTTTAGTAAGGTACTGTAGATGCAGCCTTTTCCGTACCATAAGGTACGAATCCATCAATTTTATTATTGAGAGATCCATTAAAAGTGTCAGTGATGACTTTGACACCGACTTTCTTACCATTGAAAGTGTCGGTATCAAATTCACCTTCCTGCATATCGCTACCGAATACCGCCTTATGAAGCGGCGCCATCATTCCGAATGCTTTGGAGTTGAAATAATGTGCAATTTCTTTCCCAGATGGTTCCAGTCGGAATGTGAGAATCTGATTTAGAGAATTACCATCTTTGGATTTTTCCAAGCCGCTGACCTTAACTATGGATGCTCCATAATAACCGGGGTCAATTAGCTTAGACTTCTCTAGATCAGCTTGTGTTACTTTAATGATTGGCATTTTTGTTATCCTTTTTAATGTTGTTAGTATTGTTGATCGGTACTAGCGTATCGACGCTAATAATTATTCTTGACTCATCGGCTTAAAAGGCCGCTCGTATTTCTCCGCTTTTGGTTTAGGCTCGCTTTGCACCCAAATTGGTACATGCCTTATAGTCCAAGGAATGTCAGGGGATAATTCCATATAAGCAAACATATCTTCTTTACTACTGCAAAGTATCTGTTTGTTCGCTGGTGATGTCAGAAGCCACATATTATATCTCTTTCAAAAATTGCTTCTTAGGGTAAGCCGCCGTAAGCATAGGTTGCCCATCACTTCTGTACCAAGGTTTTGCTTCTACTTCGGGCCATTCCATTTCTTGACCGCAATTAGGACAATTTTTTGTGCCAAAAGGCATTTGACATTTATCTGTTTCTTCTTTAGTTGGTTGTATTCTTTCTAACATCCCAAACCAACAGAATCTTTTATTATATAATTTTCCTATGCAATACTGACAGTAGTAAGTTATTGTTTCAGGCACTTATAACCTCCTCCGCGCGGCGTACTTTGCTCATCATGTATTCGTAGAAGTTTTTTCCTGTAATATCAACTTCTCCATCGGGGAGTTCGCTATAACTCGTCCTTGCAATGTCAGACCTAAACTTGACGTAGAAATTGATTTTCCCATTGAGTTCTCGTCTATCAAAACGAAAGATATGATCGAAATAGATTTGGATATTTTCTCCAATTTTATCTCGAACAGATAGCTTTTCTCCAATAGGGACTGAATCTGCATAGGGGTTATCGGGGTCGATTTTTCCATATTTCTCCACTAGATGTGCACTTATGATTATGTTTTGAATAGGCACTGATCGTAAAAATGAGATTATATCGTATGTCGCTTGAGCCTCAAATCCATAATCCTCCGGGCCGGCCATAGCTACATTGCCTAAATATTTACCCACCTTTTTAGTCTCACGCGATCCTATGTTATGAGTGAGTTTTAATGCCTGCTGGACCATAGCTTGACACTCACTTGTGATGCTATCCAGCACCACGGTTTTAGGTAACGGTTGATTCGTCCGCGCGGCGAGCTGATAATATTCTAAGCGTTTATTGAGAGTATCAACAAGATTATCCTCTTTAGGTGGATAGTAGAAGTAATTTATTTGTGAACGATCAATCCAAGGAGCACCTAAAATACCGCGGATTCTGCCGTCAAAATCATGTACATCTATTGGGCCGGGGAATGAACATTCGGCAACAGTTTTACCTGAGCCGGATCTACCTACAAATAGACCTACAAAACGGGCTTCTGGTGAGAGTTCTGACGCTTTCATATAGATTGTTTTAATCCTAATTCTGGAATTGGTGAACTAAATTCCGGCAATATTCTTCCATCTTCATTTAAACATGCCCATATATGTAGGCAATGTTTCATAATATTTACATACTTATCTTTTGGGGGCCATACAGAATATGCGTATCTATCTTCTCCTATAAAATCTTTCTTAACTCGTGCCATTTCTTCATGCGTAGGAGTTTCATGCTTTGTGGATACACTTACATGAATCCAATAATTATTATCAGATTTTTGTTCGCAATCTACAATAACTCGTAGTCTACCATATTCACAAGCATACCCATCGCCCCATTTTTGCAATAATCGCCAATCGGGGGGTAATTCAAATTTCCAAGGATTCATAATCCAAGCACCTCCAGCGCCTCTCTCGTCTCTCTCAATTTCCTAGCCTCTTTCGTATTCGAGCATCCCATGCATACAGGCATAGCTTTACGTAGATCACTAGCCTTTAATAGAAATGTCTCAGTTTTACACTTTGGGCAAAGCGAACGCTTGCCTTTAAGATACTTCTTATAGGTAAAGTGACCGCAGTCTGGATCTGAACATTGATATGTGTTTGGTGAGGGTTTATTAGTTTGATAACCTACACGGATGTAGGAATGGATGTGGTCTTTTATATTTGACATTTTTAGTAACTCCTATCGATTAAATTCAACTTAAAAATTGTTCTTAGTCTTGTAATTGCTGATGACCATGAATTTAATCTTTCAATATTCCAACAATATTCAAGATATTCTTCTTTATTCATACCGAAGGTATTAAAACTACGTGGATGATGGGGCCATTTTATCATCCAAGAATTATTAGCTTTATAAATTCTTGGTTTCCTCACCACGGTTTCCACACTTCCTTCTTCTTGTAATAAGTCTCTTTTATTGCATTAGAGATATTTGTATCACTTTCTTCACAAATCTTCGTATACTCGCAAGGATAACCAAACTTACCAGCACAAGCGCCCCAATTTTTACGCCGCGGCGCTTCGCTCTCAGACGCTATATGTTTATAGAGTTCGATTAATTCTTCTCTCCAGAGTTCTCGCTCTCGCGGATTAAATGAGACAATATCGCGGACAAGGGTATCCTTGGTAATCTCTTTATGTAGGCGTATATAGTTAATGACACCCAAAGTAAGATTACATGCAAGGCTGTAGTTACGAAATTGTATAGACTTCTTATAGAGGTCATGGCGGCGTCCTTGAAATTTGTGATCCATCCAGACCAATTGGCCATTGAGGCTACCAATCATATCTATACGGCCTTCGAGAACGAATAGATAGTTACGATCATTGAGGACTTCGTATGAGAAACCTTGTTCGACGAGGGGTTTAGGCTCCCATACTTCTACCATGCCTATAGATTCCATTGGATTAATTTTTCCACTAAATTCATACGGTTGATTAATTTCTGGTAGAGAATCTACACGATAGATAGGTACTCCGAGGCTTGGTATAATATCTTGATGCTGATAGGTCATCCAGTAGATTTTAAATCGATCTGCCACAAGATCCCGCCGCGCTTGACTTAAAGGGAAATCATCTTCTAAGTGGAATTTATTAGCTCTACATACAGCAGTCTCTAAAGATTGCCCACAAGCTAAAGCCGTATAATATAATTCCAATAGCTTATGCCCATAGGTTCCGGCGGCCATATCTTCACGGACGGCGGCTTCATCTGCCCACGTAATGCTTTCTACATATTGTAGATTATGTTTTGTGGGGCATTCTAGGTAGGTGGAGATTTGAGATGAGTCGAGGACTAATACTTGTTTATTCATAACCATTCATCTCCCATGTAAGAATGATGGTATTGATAATAAGCGTTATCTTTATTATTAAAGGCATGATCTTTACAGTGATAACATTGTCTGTCAATCTTTCGATGATTCAGATATAACCATAATCTTCTAAAAATTGATAGCTTACACATTGCGGGGCATCTTTCAGGCATTTTTCGTAATCCTATAAGCCCGTACAATACGCTCCGCGCGGCGTTCATACTTTTGTATATCAATTCCTTGAGGATAACTATTATCGTATAATGTGTTATCTTTATAGATCAGAGCATGGCCTTTAATTTCTATAAGGTATTGAAAATCTGGATGCTGTAATTTGTGACACATTACAAGTCTCTGGCCCTCCAATAAACTTGGTTCCCAATAGTATCCATTGTCACTCAGAAATTTAAGGGCTAAACCTATG